CCAAGATGTTACGTACTTCGAAGATGCGGAAGTACTGGTTAGCACGGTTAGAGCCAGTGTCGTTACCAGCAGATGCGCCCACGAATGGGTTAGCAACCATACCGTAACGAGTCTTGAACCCGATACGTGGCTGGAAGTCTTGCTCACCAACCGCACGAACCATGGTTAATGGAACGTATGGGCAGTAGAACATACCAGCGTCATATGGGTTAGTACCACGGTAACCGACAGTTACATAGTCAACAGAAGCATATGGGTCAATGTAGACCTTTGTGCGACCGTTCAGAACACCCGCGAAAGTGTTACCAGTGTCGTCGACGGTCAGGTTAGTTGACATTGCAGGAGCATAGTCAAGCATACCAGAAGCTGCAAGAGCAGTAGCTACGTCAGAAGAACAAAGGATGAAGTTACCCTTGCCACGACGAGTTTCTTTTGCAATTTGGTTAGCTTCACGCTCGAGCTGAACGATCAAGCCCTTGAACTTTTCAACAGACCAACGGCCATCAGCGTCTGCTTGAAGGTCGAAGATACCAGCAGTAGTAGTACCAGCAGCGCCGAGCTTAGCTTTGACGTTGATAGTACGGATTACTTCACGGTTGATTTCCGCAAGGATCTCAGCAGACAGAATGTTAGCCAGCTCGCCTTCAGCATCCAAGCCATGGATTGCTTTAAGGTCTTGAGCCAGTTCCATTGTGTACTCAGCTTTCAGCGCGCGTGACTTAGCAGTCACAGTTGCTTTTTCAATGCTGAATGCCATCTGTGCGAAAGCATTACCAGTGTTACCCAGTGCTTCAGCAGCAGCTGTCGACATACCTTCACCAACACCAAACGAGTCTTCGACACCGTCAGTGTTTGCATCAGTACCTACAGAACCCAAAGATGAAGAATCACCACCATGAGTACCAGTACCAGAGAAGTCAGTGTCTGCTTCGTTGAACAGAGCTTCAGTACCACCTTGTGAAGTGTACTTAGACTTCATTGCGAAGATAAGACCAGTAGGACCAGTCATTGGCTGAACGCCTGCGATATCATAAGCGATCAGGTTAGGCATAGCACGACGAACGAGGCTGATCAGGATTGGATCCCAAGTGCCGATGTTAGCGCCAGTTGCGTTTGCAGCAGTTTCAGAAAGGAAAGAAGACTGACCACGCTCTTCAGCGAGTGCCTTTTCCTGGTTTTCCAGAACGACAGCAGTTACCGCTTTACGGTACTTGTCGCCGATTTCTGGCAGATCAGCGTGCTCGAGAATCGGGCTCCACTTCTCATTGATTTTTTCAGAACCGAACATTTTTGTTCTCCTTGAATCAAAAGTTACTTGTTTGTCTTTGCGATAGCTTCAAGATACTGAGACATCAAAGGTGAAGTAGCAAATGCTGCTGTATCATCGCCTTCTTGTGCTTCAGTTTCTTCAGCTACTACGGGTTTTTCAGCAGGGAAGTAGGATTCTTTGATAGTAGAAACTTTCTTAGCGAAAGACTCTTCTGAATCAAAGTCTACTGACTCTGCCATTTGTGCGAGCTTCTCAGCTTGAGCAACGGTAAGACCTTCAGCTGCTTCAGCAACAATTGCTGAACGCTTCAAACCCTTAACACTTTCAGACAACTTGATGTTGTCGTCAGTGACTTTACCGAGCTGCTCCTGAAGTTCATTAACTTGTTCGGCGAGATCGTCAACCAAGTCAACTTTGCTTTCAGGTACTTCGATGTAGTGCTCTGTGAATACAGACTTCAGGCTAGCCATAAAGCCTTCAGCGATCTCTGTACGGAGACCGTTGTCGACAGCCAACTTGTTGTCTTCCATCCACTGTTCCACGACGTAGTTGAGGTAACCGTCAACTTTTTCTACGAGCTCAGATTTGAACTCTTCTGTAGCTTCGGTCAACTTCTCTTCGTACTGCTCTTCCAAACGCTCTACTTCTTCACCAATCTTAGAAGCAAAAGCTGCTTCAAAAATTACTGCGGCTTTCTCGCGAAAACCTTCAGAAAGTGTTGCTTCGGATTCAACAAGTGCGTCGAGATCCTCTTTAAATTTGACATTACCCTGTTGGGCCGGCTCGTCTTTAGCTTCCTTGTCGCCTTTGCGCTTTGGAGCTTTTTTAGTGACGTCCGAGGCTTTTTCAACTGAATCGACAGATTTCTTCTCATCCTCTGGAAGAGATGCTTCTGCTGCTTCTTCAACAGCCTCAATGTCTTCGATTTGATCAATCTCTTGATCTACAATCTGATCTTCAGACATTAGACACTCCTTATATAAGTGTTATAGTTTCGAGAGAAAATCTTTGAAGATCTTCATCTGTGCTTCTGCAAGCCTAGGTGAAGGAGTCTTCTTGATTTCAGTCTCATAAGCCTCAATCTCTTGTGCTTTTAGAATGCCGTTATCCCATACCCATTCAACACCTTCCATAATCCCATTGACGAAAGCGTCAGGGGCAGAAGGATCTTGAACGATATCTACAGTAGACAACATAAAGTCATCTTTCACATAACTAGCACCCTCTCGTTGCTCAAGAGTACCCATACCACGACTTGAAACGCCCACTCGCACACCCCCGTCCAGGAGACCTTTTACAATCTGACCCATCGGAGTATCGAGAATTTGGGCTTTTCCGATCACATTATTGCCATTCCATTCAAGGGCAGTAATGCGATGCGAAACCTTATCCAGGTTAA